ATGTCAGGCCTGCAATTTCAGACCAACCCGGTTCTTTGTATAAAGTTTGTGTAACCATAATTTAAAAAGGGCAGGGGGTTTCCCCCCTGCCAAGTTGCTACACCACTACGGAGGAGGACTTAAACAATTTCATCAACAGATGCAATGTCATTGTCAGATGCTGGACCTTGACGGGGATTGAATCCCATGATCAGTCCTGCACCATCACTGCTTGCAGTTGCAACAGTAATGACCAAGGCAACATGTGTGAAGTCATTTTCAAGATCCAGTTCTTCTGCAGAACAATTGATGATTGCCTGCTTGTCACTGTCACTGCCTGCCTGTGTCAACTGTGTAATTGCCTTTCCACTGATGTCCTTTGCATCAGTTCCACTGGCATCAGTTGCCTGCTGCAGTTTGGCATCAAGTGTGGCAGAAGATCCAAGGGTTCCTGCCATCACTATGGCAGAAATCCGTTCAAAGTCTGCCATGCTGACCCAATCTGAAGTATGTGCAGTAGCAGTCAGGACATCAGGGTCAATGGTTCCAACTACTGCAGCAGTTTCACTGCCTTTCTGATTCAAGATCATGATATTACCCCCTTATGCCCTTGCGGCCAATGTCACAAAGTGTGCAAGGGTATTGCTGCCTGCACGTTTTGCAATGGTTGTGTTGAAATGTGGTTGACCTGCAACCCTGAAAATAAACCGGAATGCAGTAGTGTCATAATCAAACCACAGGTGAATACTGACATCTGACCGAATACCACCAGTCTTCATGATGGTCAGATACTGTGACATGTCAGAAAGGATGATGTCACCCTTGTCACCAAGGGTTTCACATGCTTCTGTTGGTACAACAGGCCTGCCCATCAGTGTTCCATATGGGGAAGAAGACAATCCACCGGGTGGAAGGTATGCCGGTCCTGCAGCATCAGTGTTCTTGAATGACATCAGGTTCAACTGTGGTTCAATGTCCTGATTGATCAGCCAGATTGCATTTCTTCGGGATGGTGCATACATCCTTGCCCACATGTTGACAATGTTCTGGTGAATCAGGGTATCTGCAGCCTGACCAGATTCCTTGGCAACAGTAATCAGATCACCACCATTCAGGATGCCTTTTGGCCGACCAACACCACTGCCCTGCACAATCGCCAGGTTCAACTTGCTGTCAAAGACTTCAGGAACCTTGGCGTTCAGGTAGGAAGACATTGCAGGTGAATCTGCAAGCAATTCATCAGTGACAGGTACAAGGGCAGTCAGTTTGTTCAGCCTGACATTCTGTTCACCAAGAACAGGTTTGGACTGATTCAGTTGATCACCTTCACCTTCCCAATATGCCTGAACACCAGATGAACCCCATGGGGTAGTTTCATCTTTCGGCATGGTCAGGTTATTTCCTGAAACAGTCATCTGATCTGTTCGGGAAAGAAGGGAATCTTCACCCTGAACCTTCTTCATGATGCTGGTCCTGAAGTCAGGGGGCACAGTGTAACCACCATCGGCACCTGTGTTTTCATTGGCAGATGTGGTTGGTGCATTCATCAAACGTGGATCAGGTGCAACCCCCTGCTGACCGGCGTGATGGACTGCTGCAGCAAATTCACCAAGGGTTCGCCACCCCCATTTGTTGCGGTCTGCAGCCCCTGCAGGATAACCACCAGAAACAGAAGTTGCAGCAGGTTTGTCTGCATCAGGGTTGTTCAGGTCAGGCTGTGTCTGCCGTCCAACACCATTTTCAAGTTTCTGTGACATTGCAGCAATAGTGTTTTTCCGTACAATTTCACCTTCAATTTTTTCAAATTCAGCAACCATTGCCTTGAAATCACTGGTTTCATCATCAGTGAAATCACGTTTTTCAGCATCGGCAGTTGCCTGCATTGCCTGCATATCAGAATGCAGTTCCTGCAGTCTTGCCTGAAGTTCTTCAATATTCATGTGAAAAATCCTCAATTAATTTAAAAGTTTCCCGCATAAAAAAACCATGCGGTCACATACCCCCCTTTGGGGATTTGCAACTCGCATGGTTTGACATGTGAAACCCTGCAGTTGTTTTCAGGCCTGCAAGCAAACCTGAACCTATAGGGTGAATTTACTTCAAGTTAAATCTTTCTTCAAGTCCCTTGAATGCATCCCTTGCACTGTCAAGGTTTGGTGTCCCCTTAACTTTATACTTTTCAGGGGTATGCTTGAATCCATAAATTGATAAATTCAGACTTGCTGCCATCATTTCTGATTCAACCTTGAAATCAGCAAACCCCCTTGAAACTGCTTCTTCTGCAGTCATCCAAGTTTCTGCCTTCATCAATCCACTGATTGCATCCCTGTCACCACCAGTCCTGCTGACGTATGTTGCAAGAAGGTTTTCGCGCATTTTATCCAGTGTCTGTGCCTTTGCCCTGAATTCATCAGCATCACCAACTGCCATGGACCAAGGTTCATGAATCATCATCATTCCATTATCACTGATGTTGATGCTGTCACCAGACATGGCAATGATGCTGGCAATTGATGCTGCCAACCCATCAACATGAACATTTATTTTTGCAGGATGCCTGATCAGTGCATTGTAAATGCTGAACCCTTCAAAGACATCACCACCGGGAGAATTCACCCTTATATCTATTTCACTGACATTGCCCATGGCATTCAGGTTTCCAATGAAATCCTTTGCAGTGATCCCATCAGTGAAGAACCCTTCACCAATATCACCATACAGCAGAATTTCACCCTTCTTGCCCCTTGCATTCATTTGAAGTTTATTCATCATTTCACCCTTGCGATTGTCAATGCAAAATCCTTGAAAATGTCATTTGCTATTTCAAGCGGCCAAACATCTTCCGCCATGGTGTAGAAACTTTTCAGGTTCCCATCATCAAAGGCATCAACCAATTCATCACATGAATCAATGCAGTGTTTCTTGGCAATGCCGAATAATACTGAATTGAAATGACCAATCACGTTTTCATCTTTGCTGTCTACACCAGCAAATGCAGACATTGATTCAGCAATTGGAACCAAGGCATCAACAACATATTTTTCATGTTTTACATAAAATGCTGCCATGTGATCCCTGAATTCCTGTGATGTTGTGATTTTCTTTGGTGCCCTTTTTGCGTGATTCGATTCCCTTGAAAGACATCTTTTCATGCTGTCATTAATAAGGCTGATGTATATATTCCGCATCATGTCAGGGTTTGGTTGCTGTCCTTCTTCCTGATCTTCATCTTCCCCGCCAGGTTGCTGGAACTGCTGAACAACAGGTTCAGGTTCTTCACCCAACTTTTCAGTTGGTGTCATGTTTGTTGGTGACAGGTAAACATCCCCTTGGTCTGCAGGCAGTGGGTCAAGATCTTCAAATTCCCTGACATCATTTGCAGACAACCAACCCCATTGCCTGCCCTTTGTATAGGCATCATAACGTTTGTCAAGGGCACCCCTTAAAAGACTATTCAGGTTCAGTTTTGTATATTGTTTTACCCTGTTCTGTCTTCCAAGTAGTTTGCGGTCCCCTTCCTGCTCCCATCGCATTGCCCATGGAACAATAGTGTCAGTGGTGAAATCAATGTTCTGTTCTTCAATGTTGCTGAAAGTTGCACGTTCAAGATCTGCCAGTTTGTGTGGCGGAACCCTGAACCATCTTGCAACATCGGAAATCTGAAACTTTCGAGTTTCCAAAAACTGTGCATCATCGGGTGGAATACCAATCTGATGGTATTCTAAACCCTGTTCAAGAATTGCAGTCTTGCCTGTGTTGTATGGACCTGAATACATATTTGCCCATGAATCCCTTAAATTCTTTCTGGCATCATCATCCAGTTTGTTTGGATATTTCAGGACACCACCAAGACTTGCACCATTGCCAAAGAAGTTGGATCCAAATTCTTCTGCAGCAATACCAAGGCCAATTGATCTGGCAGCAAACCCAATGACAGAATATCCAACCAGACCTGTCCCCATGCCCTTCAGGTGAAACATGTCAGATGCAGGTATTGGTGTGACACTTCCATCATCATTATGAACAACATAGATCAGATTATTTCCTGTGTCCCTTGTGATTTCCATCCTGTCTGGTGATATGGGCCATAACCACATTGGCCTGCCTATAAGATCTCTTTCTATTTCTGCATACCCATTGCCCCAAAGCAGACACCATGCCGTTACTGTTTCCCTAAAGGTGAAAGGTGTCATTTCAGGACAGGGATTCTTCAGAACTTTGGCAGTTGGTGTTTCAGTGATTTCAGTCTTTCCACCACCATCCTTCTTTTCAAAAACCTTCCATCCAAGGGATGCAACAGTTTCTGAAATCACCCTGACAGCAGACCATACAGGGGAAAATTCAAGTGCAGTTTCAGGTGTAACCCTGACACCTGAAGATGTCCTTCTTGGCAACCAAAGAGTGTCAATCTGCCTTTTTGGATCAGGCAGTTCTGTCACTGGTGCATTTAAAATCTGGATTCCCCTTCTTTTTTCCATTTAACCCACCATCATGATGCCTTGTGTTGAATAGACTGATTCAGATTCAATGGTGATGATTGCCCTGCCTAATGCCATCAGCAATGCAACAATGCCATCAATCTTTTCAGATGATTTGGATTTGTCAGGCATGAAGTTCAAATTTGAATCTTCCCTGACCACAACATTACTTGCCATCCATCGAAGAACAGGACACCCGCCATGGTCCAACCTGGCAGACTTCACCAGTGCTTCAAGTTCCTTGGTTGGTTCTGCCATGGTTTTATGTCCTTGACGCATTTCAACAACCTGAAATCCATCTTCCTGCAACTGAACACCTGTCTGTGTAGCATTCCAAGGATCAAAACCTATTTCATGAATATTCAGTTCTTCTGCCATCTTTGCTATATCTTGCCGAATATAATTGTAATCTATGACATTACCGGGTGTTGCTGATACATATCCTTGCTGAACCCATGCATCATATGGGATCCGGTCGCGGTTTACCCTGTCCCTGATGTTGTCTTTGGGCATGTAGTATTTCATCAGCAGATGCCAGATCCCCTTGCTTTCAGCAGGGGGCACAAGGAATGCTGCTGCAGTCATATCAATTTTTGTTGAAAGGTCCAATCCAACAAAACACCTTTTCCCCCTTAAAATGGCAAGTGATGAATTTGTTGGGCATTCATTCCATTTCAACATGTCCAACCATCTTGTTTCCTGCTCTGTCCAGACATTCAGATGTAATCTAAGAAAGTTATTTTGTGCAGTGATGATTTCCTTTGCCTTGGTTGCCTTCCTTTCAATATCATCTGCCTTTGCACTGATACCCCAATTTGGATTTGCCTTTGCCCAAACTGCAGGATCTGTCCAATCATCATCTTCATCAATGGCGGCAATATACCCAAAAAAGGTGTCATCCTGAAGACTGCCTTCAAGGATCTTGATCACATAATCATGATGTTCCCAACATACAGAAAGTCTGTCATGCCCTGCTGTAGTGATTTCAAATATTAGTGGTTGCCTTCTTGCACCTGTTGCCGTTTCCATGACATCAACAACCAACCTGTTTTTCATGGCATGAACTTCAACAAGAATTGCACCATGCACGTTCAATCCATCCATGGTGTCTGCATCTGCTCCAAGTGGCATGAACTTTGATGCAGTATCCACAACATGAAGGTTGTCCCTAACAATGCCAATCCTTGATTTCAGCATTGGGGATGCCTTCACCATCCTTTCTGCTTCACCATGGGTGATCCTTGCCTGATCCCTTTTGGTTGCTGCTGTGTATACTTCTGCGCCAGGTTCCCCGTCAGCAAAGAACATGTATAAACCAATCCCTGATGCAAAGGTTGATTTTCCATTTTTGCGGGGAACTTCAACATATGCGGTCCTGAATCTTCTTAAACCATCTTCCCTTTTCCAACCAAACAAGGACCACAGAATAAATTCCTGCCATGGGGACAACTCGAAAACTTCACCTGCCCATTCCCCCTTGCTGTGATGCAGGAACTGGAAAAAATCAATAGCATGTTGTGCTGATTCAGGATCATGGACAATGCCCCTTTCATGTCCAGTTGCAATATCATCCTTGTGTCTTTGGCAGGCCTGAATGATGTATTCACCTGCAAGGATCTTCCCTGACAGGACATCTTCAACATACTGTTCTGCAGTGTGAAGGGATTCAGGCATTGTTCCTTTTCAAGAATTCTTCCATTGGATCAAAATCTTCTTTTGGCTGGACAGTCAATCTTGACCTTGATGATGGTGTCATTCCAAATTCAGACATGATTTTCAACATGTGATCAAATGCCTTGTTTGCAATTCCTACCCATGGGGACTGAATTTCATTGCCTTTGTCTGTTTCAATGACTTCCTGATCCTTCATTTTCTGCAGTGCATCACGCCATCTTGCATATTCTTCACAATACATGGTCAAGGCATGTTTATCTAAATCTGTCAGGATCCCAACATCAGATAGTTGTTTGCTGACCACCTTCCAGTGTTTCTTTGCTTCCTTGGTCAACCATGTTGGTGGTCTGATATTCACAGCAACCTGTGGTTGTGGTTCATCTTTGTTCAATGGACGTTTGCCGGGATTGCCCCTGATAACCTTCAAAGCAGTTGGTGTTGGTTTGCGTCCAGCCATGATCAAGTGTCCATTAGTTGTGAAAGTGTATAAATCAACAGTGATGCAATGTAAAAAATCACCAAAACAGTCAGCAGACAAACCTGATGCCTGATTGCCCATTTTTTGATTTTATCAAACATATTTTTAGAGAATACCCCAATATTCCATTTCGCGGTCATGAAAGGAAAGA